TAGACTTAAAATTTCAAGCTGGAAGTGGTTTAGCAATAGGAAAGTTCAGTTTAGCAGTTGCTAGACAAAAGAAAGGTGAAACAGATTTTATTAACTGTATAGCATTTGGGAAAACTGCTGAAACAATGAGCCAGTATTTATTTAAGGGCTCAAAAGTGGCTATTGAGGGGCATATCCAAACTGGAAGTTATACCAATAAAGAAAATCATAAAGTTTATACAACAGATGTTGTTATAGATAGATTTGAATTTGTTGGTGGTAAGAATGAGGGACAAGCACCAAGCAATAATCAATCAAGTTTTGGAAATGATATAGTTCCAGATAACGACATTGATTGTCCATTCTAAAGTCGTAATTGCAAGAAAGGAAGAATAAAGATTATGAAAAAGAAAGGAGTAAAACATAACTAAATCCTAGTAGACTAGGTTGCTTTATAAGTGTTTATTAACGTTAAAGCGTAAAGTAATACGGATGTTCCCCAAGGAGTGCTAAATTGTTTCCACTAACGAGGAATTAACTATGTTAGTGGTAGTTATGAAATATGTGGTTTGTTACAGTGGAGGGCACTCAAGTGCTTTGGTAGCAATAGAAACAGTAAGAAAGTATGGTAAGGAAGATGTTATTCTCCTAAACCATAATATAAGTCCAGAAGTTGAACATGAGGACATTAAAAGATTTAAAGAAGAAGTTGCAAAGTATTTAGATATAGAAATAACTTATGCAAATATGGAAGGTTGGGAAACCAAAACACCTTTAAGAGTTTGCAAAGAACTAGGAGGTTTTAAGTTTGGTAATAGTCCGACTTTATGCACTACGAAACTAAAAACAGAACCTTTCAATAAATGGTTAAAAGAAAACTTTCCAGTAAAGAAAGGTGAAATAAGAGAGGATTTGGTTATTCTTTATGGATTTGATAAGAATGAAAAAGCAAGAATACAACGAAGAGCAAGTATATTGGGACAACAGGGATATAAAACAGATTTCCCTTTAGCTTTTTGGGATAGGACAATACAAAGTACAGAAGAAATAGGAATAAAAAGACCATCTGTTTATGCACTTCATAGACACGCTAATTGCATAGGTTGCCTAAAAGCTGGTATGCAAAGCTGGTACTTAGTTTATTGCTTATATCCTAAGCTATGGAATGAAGCTAAAGAAACAGAAGCAGAGATAGGCTATAGCATATTAAAAGATAAGTTCCTAGAAGAGTTAGAACCTAAATTTGCACAAATGAAATGCCAAGGAATGATACCAACAGAAAAGGTCAACCCTCAAAAGTTTTGGAGTCAAGTTGAAAAGGAACTCCAGCTTATAGGACAGATTAGCTGGTTACCATGCGAGTGTAGTTTTTAAATCTTAATATGTAGAAAGCACGACATAACTGAATAGGGGTTAAGTTTATAAGCTTAATATAGGATAAGTTAATTGCATAGGCTTAACCTCATATTATCAATTAATAATTAAGTAATAAGGAAGTGATTAGATGTTTTGGGTAGGATTCATCAGTGGAATTGGAATAACACTTTTCATAATAAGTATGTACGCTTGTTTAGTAGTTAGTAGCAAAAGTGATAAGGAGGAATGATGTTTGAGGTATAAGTATTCAGATGCAGAATTAAAAAAGCTTCTTAAAAATCTCTGTATAGTAATTGATACTAGGGAACAGGTTAATAAACACATAACAGATTATTTTGATAAGAAGAAGATTAAATATAAAGTCAGAAAGCTAGACCAAGGGGACTACAGTTGCTACATAGAGAGCAACGAAGAAACTCAACCTTTAGGAGTGGCAAGGGATTGGTATTTTGATAATCAGATAGCCATAGAACGTAAAAACTCGGTGGATGAATTAATCCAGAGTATCAAGGATAGAGATAGGTTTGAAAATGAATTTGCAAGGCTTAAAATGTACGGAATAAAGGTCCATATGATAATCGAGGATAAGGATTTCTACACCAAGTTAGCTACAGGGGACTATAGAAGCGAATATAAGAAGGAAAGTGCAGTAGCAAGTTATGAAACCTTAATATCCAGGTATGATATATCGGTTCAAGGACACGAAAAAAGAGAAGTTGGCTATAGAATACACAAGATTTGCTATTACTTCGTAAGGGAACTTATTAAAAACGTAGGGTACATGGAGGGAGGAAAATAGATGATAGATTACAAAAAGGCACTGGAACTTAAGCAAAGTGGTAAACCATTAAAAGAAATTATGGAAGAGTTAAATATAGATGTTAAGTACAAGACATTCCAAAGGGCATTGTATGAGTATGAAAAGACAGGGCATGAAAGGGAATTTAGAAAAATAGAGAGTTTAGATGCAGACCTTCGAGAAGTGGTCTTAGAAGCGATTAGAAAGGGGACAACCTTAGAGGAATTAGAATACCAAGGAATAAGTAGAAGGGTGTCCAAGGCTCTAATAGAGGACTTAAAAGAGGAAGGATACGAGATAGGTGAAGCAAACGGAATAATATCTATGTTGAAAACTGTAATAGGTCCAGTTGAGGAACATAAGGAAGAATGGAATGGTGAGGAAGAAATAATATTTGGGGTTGTGTCAGATACCCACTTATGCAGCAAGTACCAGCAGATAACATTCCTCAATGAAGCTTATGACAAGTTTAAGGAACTAGGAATTAAGAAGGTTTACCATTGTGGGGACATATCAGACGGATTTTACAAGAATCGAGATCAGCAAATTTATGAAATATTTAAGTTTGGGGTAGATGAACAAGCTGAATATATCATAGAAAATTACCCTAAGAGAGAAGGTATAACCACAGATTTTATAATAGGAAACCATGATAACACAGCGATTATCAATGGAGGGGCAAATATCGGCAAAATGATTGCTAGGGAAAGAGAAGATATGAATTATCTAGGTCATAGCTTTGCCAAAGTGTGGCTAACACCAAAATGTGACATGGATTTAGTTCACCCTATAGATGGTTCGGCTTATGCACTTAGTTATAGTGGTCAAAAGTATTGTGATAGCTTAAGTGGAGGGGAAAAGCCAAAGATTATAGCCATGGGACATCATCACAAATTCTTCTATATGTTCTATAGAAATATCCACTTTATTGAAGTACCAACCACCCAAGCACAAACTCCATTCATGAAAGGTAAGAAGTTACCAGCTTATACAGGAGCATTGATTTGTAGGTTAAAGGTAGATGCAGAAGGAACAATAAAGAACTTTAATGTTGAGTTATTACCACTTTACAAGGCTTTAGAAAATGATTTTTAAGAGGGGTTAAGTCCCCTCTAAGGAGGTAAAAATGGAAAATGTAATTGGAGCATTTGTAGTAATCTGTTTTGTGTCAGTTATTGTTATGACATTAATGATACCTTTTAACATAAATTCAATAGCGAATACCTTAAAGGATATAAGGGATTTGCTAGAAAAAGAGAGTAAAGGGAGGGGTAATCAATGAAAATCGAATGGAGTAATCAAGAATTGAAGGATATATACGGTTGCATAGGGGCAACAATATTAAACAATTCAGAAATAATGGAAAGAGAAATCTTAGGAAGTAAATTCCGAGAAAGGCTAGAAGAAGAAAATAGAAGATTAATGGAATTAACACCTAAAGTATTCAAATTAATAGATTGGGGGAATAATTGATGACTTTAGAAGAGTTTAAGGAATATGCACAGACAGTTACAAGAGATGAGTTTTTTAATATCAGTGGTGGTAATTTTGATGGAAGTATTGAAATTGCTAAAAATAAATCTTTAGCTTGTCCGGGTACTTTGGGTTTGTTAGAAGATTGTGGCGAAAAAGGATGCAAACAATGTTGGTGTGATGCAGTAAAAGACATTAAATTCAAAGATGATATAGAAAGTTTCGATATATATGATTCAATGCAAGAAGATTTAAATAGATTTGAAAGAAAAATGAAAGAAGATAAAGAAGTAGTGTTGCCACTTGAAAAAGCACCTAAAGGGTTAACAGATAATGTTAATCATCCAAACCATTACACACAAGGTAAATATGAGGTTATTGACTATATAGAAGATAAGTTAAGCAAAGAAGAGTTGCAAGGGTACTGTGTGGGAAATGTGCTAATGTAAGCAGATTTAAACATAAGAATGGCCTAGAAGATTTGAAAAAGGCTGAATGGTATTTAAATAGACTAATTACTAATATGGAGGGTAAAGAATGTCAAAAATAACCCCAAAGGGCGTTGAGCGTTTTAAGAAAATAGGTGCAGTTATATATTCAAATAAGAGAATAGCAATAGTAAAACCGTATACTAAAAACTGGATAAAAAATTGTACTGATAACTTAGTAGATTCTTTCAAAGTATTTCTTGTTGGAATAGCAGGAGTTGTATGTTTCCCTTTTATGTTTGTTCGTGGGCTATACTCTTTTTTGCCTACAGTATTTGTAATTAAGGAGGAATCAGATGAAAAAAGCGTTAGATAAAAGAATATGTGATGTGGTAGAAGGTGCTTCAAACACAGAAACATATAGAGAGTTTATAAGGAACAGTGAAGAAAGCTTTGAAATGGATAAGGCTGATATAGATAGCATGGATGATAAATCACTAAGTAATTATATTGAGTTTTTAGATTATCTTTGGAGTAAGTAAGGGGAGTGATTGCATGGATAGAAAGGAAATTCAAGATAGAATAGAACAGAATAAAAAGGCTTTAGCTGATTTAGATAGGAAGTATTTAAAGGCTTTTGCACCAGAAGGTTACAAGAGTGGGACAAGCTATAATGACTATGACACGATACATGGAAGCAGAAAGGACCCACGAATTACAGAGTACTTTGAGGAACGTAAGAAGATATTAACCTTAATAGAATTAGACGAGGGATTGCT